CAACTGCTCATTCTAAAGTTTTCTTATAATATGATCATGCCAATCCCAACTACTCGGCTGATGATCACTATAATACAACTTTTTTGGAAGATTTTCAAGAAGTCTTTTTAGATTGTCTGTGCCCGTAGCATAATAACCACCGCCAACTGCTACCAACGAAGCTTTTGGTTTAATTTTACTCTTTATCAATGCCCTTGGTATTCGATTCCTTACAAATATAATTTTGGTATTATCACTGATCAATTTAAATTGTTTACTCATTTGATGTAATTCATATAAGTTCTGGAAGAACTCGTGAGGCTTTTGATTATCAACCAACCAGTGTCTGTCATTAGTAAATTTATCTATGTCTTTTTTGTACATTGGCTCTTTTACATCAAATCCCCATGAACAATCATTTAATATATCGATCCCGTTAGCTTTAAAACAATCTAGCCATTCCCAAAAATTTTTTACATCTTCCTCCGCGTGTATATCACCACTTATTGGAACTAGTAAAGGGAAACAACTAAGTTCTAATAGTCCGGCAACCACTTCTCGCTTTGTATAACTTTGAGAATCTATCCATAACTTATGATGATTCTTATGTGCTATGCGATCACCTACTCTTGTATTAGCAGGTACGTTTATCCCTGTAGTGGATATACTAAAATTTTTTAGGGCATCGACTTGATGTAATGGTTTTTTATTTTTAAAGTTTTTATCCCAATAATCTTGGAGTGATTCGGCGGCATGATCTATAACGATTTCATTACCTACAAGCCTTGCTGTTGGCTGTCTGTGACCGACTATATCTTTCTTTATTTCTTCATAGTCATTTAAAAGACTGTCATCACTAAATTTAAAATCATATCTTACAGCTATCAGTGTAAGATAATATGCCGTAACATCACTATGAACGAAAGTCCATTTTTTTGTCTCTCCATCATACTGGCAGTAACCCATAGGCATATTGCGTTTATCTTTCAAACACCTTATAAGTTGTATTACTTTTTTGTTATAAGGAAATTTTATTTCTATTTTTATTTCGTTGTTATCATCAGTGTACTTTTCAATGCTTTTGTTTAAACTTATCACACGAAATTCATGTTCATAAACAGGATTATCTAATAATTTTTTTATGTCAATGCCGTATGCTTTGAACTTTGTAAGGTATCTTTTCAAGATTACCAAAGCTAATTTGCCTTGCTTCTCTGTCCATGGATATTGGGCCTCTGCCAGCGATCTTACTGTTTCATGGTCCTTTGGGTGTGGCCTTATTACGGCTGTGTTTCCCAACATTGTAGGATTTGCCCAAAAATAATCATTATATGCTAGTATTTTAAGTGCTTCGTTAATGGTTTTTGGCAAATCTGTGTGCATATCAGTCATGGTATTTTAGATAATTATTAGTATATTATAGCATAATTGGTAATATAGTCAACCATGAAAAAAACAAAAAGTAAAAAAGTAAATGTGAGGAAACAACTTAAAGTTAGGTTGGAAAATACTCTAATAAGAAACAAAAATATAGTAGGATATAAGCCTACGGAACAACAGGCATATCACTGGTTCAGGATTATAAACAGAGGTCTGTTCAACGGAAGATTACCAATGGTGTCTTTACAGGTGAAGAGATTACATAAGGATTGGGGAAGATGTGTTGCAAATTGGGATAATAGAAAAACTCCAAAAGGGAAGTTTGATCAAAGGGTAATTCCTTTCCATATACCTGTTGAATTTTACATTGAACTGCATTGTAAGTTTCCAACATGGAAGGACTTTATTGAAACATTGTCTCACGAAATGGTACACTTATATCAAATGACATGGTTGAAAGATCCTTACTCGAATCACAATTCTAATTTTTACGCTTGGAAAAATAAATTTAAACAGGCTGGACTCAACCTATCTAGGTGTTAGTTCCTTATCAAGCTCAGCATAACTTATTACTCTGCTATTGCCTAAGTCGGTTCCTGTCTGTAGATGATGTAGGTACTCAGGAGGGTTGTCATGCACCACTGTAAACTTAACGTAAGGCCTCATTTTAATACAGTCTCTAAATTGTTTTAACCATCCATCGTAGACTGCATCGCCGTTGCGTTCTCCATAACATGGCGTATCTTGATAGATGTTATTCAATTTACCTTTTCCGTATTCTTTAAAGTCATATCCAATCAAGTATATATTTTTATGTCCATGCACACATGCTGTCCAGAACGCCTGGTTACCTGATATCCAGTGTGGGTTGTTAGGTATGAGATGTATCATTCCTTTGCTGTGCTTACGATTTACCTCCAATGATGGTGCATAATGTATTGTTTTTTTTCCAACCTTATCTAGACACATCTGGGCAGTCATCTTTGCATCAACACTAAAAATGAAATCAGGAATAAAATCTCGATACAGTGCATTACAACCGTATGTCTGTCCATGTGCTTTTAGTCTGCTAAGATCAAAACCCTTTCGTGAAGGGCCGTTTCCAATACAATAGGCATTACCCCTTGGTACAGCTTTAACTTTATCTTCGTAAAATGCTTTTTCTTCAATACGTTTACCTTTACGTATGATTGTGTTTAAAATAATTTCTTCTCCGGTATACTTTTGCCATTCGATTGGAATGACTTTGTTGTTCTTATTAACTCTAAAGGTCTGTACCATAATATTTTTCCTCTAGTCTTTTCTTTATACGTTTCCATGGTAGTCCCTTTTCAATTTCATCCGGCCACCATTCAGTAAATGCCAATTTATTTGCCCAGCCTTGTCTATCTGGCATCTTAGGATTATTGATGTTATCAAATGTTATGTTACCGATATCATAACTTAAACTTGCCTCCGAGACATACACAGGTATTCCATGCACTGCCGCAGTAATGGCAGGGTTACTTGAATAACTTACTAATGCCCATGCGGATTTCAATCTCTCTGTCAGGTCAGTGTCGTCATAGGTATTTTTGTCTCTTCGCGGACCAACTATCTTGACATTTTTGTATTTGCCGGTATCAATTTCAACATGGTTCCTAGGGTGTGGCCTAATGATAATAGGCTTATCGGTGTGTTTCCTAATTTTTATTATCTGTTGGTCAAACCATTTTGACATAGGAAGATTATTACGCCACTGATGACTGCTTGTATGTTGTCCACATAAAATAATGTCTTCTCCTGTCTGCTTCCAGGGTTTAAGTTGAATGTTAAATTTTTTCCAACGTTCGGCATCAACATTTTGATTTGCAAAGTCGGCTTCTCTATTCACCCCGTTGATACCAATTTTCCAAGTTTCATTTCTTTTGATACCACCTACCTCTATCACTATAACAGGCTTGTTTAATTTCCTATATCTGTCCCAGACATCTTTATATTTTCGCATACGTCCTTGCCATAGTACACTCCATATGACGGCTACGTCTGCATCTGGTGCCTGTTTGTTTTCCCAAACTTGTTCTCCGGATGCCCTTAACGATTTAATAAATTTCGCAAAAATATCTTTTGAATTTAAAGGACCATGTGCCGGCCATACTTCTATCTTCATCAGTTGCCCTGCTTTCCTTTAGCAACTTTGCTTACTATATCCTCGGCCTGTTTGGCATCAAATTTTATTCCTCGAAACGGATCATAGTTTTCAACGTTCTGCCAGTAATCCTCATCACGAACACCTCGTAGATCGCTTTTACTACTCTTACCTAAAACCTTTCTTTTACCTTTCATGTGATCTATGTAACCACCCAGGACGCTGTTAATGAACACATGGTGTCCTTTTGCACCTGCACCCTTACCTATGTCCACTCCATCGTTTGGTGCAATTCTTTTTACGCATTGCCAAAATACATAACTGTCGTGCCATTCTAGCTCTTTAAATATTTTGTCACTTATATATAGATCGGTCCAGTATTGCATAAATTCTTTTATCTTTGGATGCCTTTTGTTGTAGCACACCCACCCACACTCCGGATACTTGGCTCCCCTACCAAGATAGTTTACTAATTTGTTACTTGGTAAGAGTCCTGTGACGAAGTCAGTTGTAATCTTTCTAAATGTAAAAGTGTCTGCATCCAGCCATAAAATATAATCTGCTTCTATAGTTTTGATAGCATGGTCCACTGCAAATGTTTTATGTGAGAACCTAACTGCGTCCCACAGATACGAGCCCTTACCCTTATCGTTTTTTCCTGCCGAAGGGTCTCTCCTTACTCCCCCTGCAACCTCATGTATTTCTCCATTTGCCACAGGATCGTCTTTGTGCCTTTGCTTAAATTTTACGAGAGCTGGGTTGACATCCTCGATATTGATAAACTTAACTTTTGCATTGTTGAATTTGGGTCTAGTGCCTTCGTAGTATGCATGAAGCAGAACATCATCAGGCCAAAATTTGACATGACTTTCTATCATTCTCTTTGCATATGCTGTCCATCTATTTGGGGGGAAAGTTGTTACTACAGCTAGTTTCATTATAATCCTAATTTTTGTTTGAACCTTTTGTACACTGTTCCGTCTCTTATTTCTTTGATACTCCACATTTTATAGCCTAGATCATTTACCCACTGGGTCCTGGATGGATATTCTGGACTTTCGATTCTTGTTAGATCCTTGTTTGCTACTGGCCAACAAAGTGCAAGATCTGAGGTAACAAAGGTAGGGACTCCACGAATGCAAGAGTCGACGCTGGCAGTAGAATTGTGAGTAACAAAAGCATGGCAATTATTTAATGCGTCTTGGAAGTTGAATCTGTAGTGCTTTTTCTCATCTCCAACAAAATTTTTTTGTGTGTATTGTAATTCTATATCCGTAGGAAGTTCTTTCCTACGCTCTAATATATTTGATACATTGTTAGGGTGAGGTCTTACAATAAACTTTCTTTTAGTGATCGGCCTTAATTTTTTATATACATCGTTGAACCAATCTATAGGATCAAGTTCGTTCATACTCCAGTTGTCTTTTGGTTGTAGTCCGAATAAGATCGGATCTTCTGTATTAGATTTTCTCCACGGCTCATATTTTACATGAAATTTGTCAACCAACATCTGCCAGCGATCACTTGGACTGTTATCCGATAGAAAATTGCCATCATTCATTGGTGTGTATAGTGATACTCTAAAATGGTGATCAGGAGAAGTAGAAACGTTTCCAAAACTAGAAAGTAATCCACCATCAAATGTAATTAATGGAATTTTTTTGGCTCTACAGTTGTCTGCAAGTTCTCTACGTCTGCCTTTTGTATGATGCATTTGTTTATCACCGCCATAGCCGAACATTGCCGCCATTGGTGCCGTTGGCTCCATCTCACCTTTTACAGTTGGACCAGATCTATTTTCATGGACAATTACTGCTTCATCTCCGGACGCCTCTATTCCTTCTTTAAGATGATACAAAAGCTCGTAGCTATTACCACGTCTTCGATCTTTGACTGTCCTTCTAAAAATTTCAACTTTCATTGAGCATTCTCCATGCGGTGCCGTTGGCCATTTCGCTCATCGTCCAGTTATTATACGCTAGACTTGAAAACAATGCAACTCTATCTCCATATTTTGGAGATTCTATTTTAGTGAAATCTGTCTCTGATATTGGTGCGGCCGCTGAATTAAGTGAATCACAAAACACAGGTATTCCTTCCGCTAAACTTGCTATCATTGTGTTTGAATTATATGTAACCATAGCATGATATTCACTCCAAATAATACGACCTTGATTTTTTGTTGGTTTATCAATTTTGACTGTTGCACCAATGTGATCGATCGCGACTGTTGGATTGTATGGTTTTTCTCTAACGTCTATTGGTCTGTCTGTGTTTTCTTTTAGAATTTTAAGTGTATTGGTTAGCCAATCCTCTGCACCAAAAAAATTTGCTATTGCGTTTGTTGGAGGTAAAACTAAAATTTTAGAGCCATTCTTTTTCCATGGTTGTATATTTTGCTTGAAATTTTTTTCATATCTGTCTACTGGTTTATTTTGTAAAACATTTTGGCAATGTTTATTTTTTGTTATTCTTAACCAGTGAGGACGATCATGAGCATTAGTAAAGTAGCCGTGATCCATAAAATAAAAATCTTTTTTATTTTTTTTACACCATTTGTACACTTCACCCGAACCTGCAAGTATACCGTACATTGTTAAATTTTCTTCAGGGAGAACTTTGAGATCCCTAAATTGATATATCTTTTGTGATCCAGGAGTGCCTTTTACAAAGGCGTCCACGTATCTTTGTGTTCTTGGTTTTGTTGTATGGATACCTGCTATCTTCACTTTCTTGTTTCCCTAACGTTAAACATAGAACGTTTTGCAACTCTGTTAAATTCAGCGATTATGTTTACGCTTCTTCTGTGCTTAACTGCGTTTCGTCTTGCAGACACGCTATGAATAGTGTTGGTCGAATTATTACAGAACATTACAAACGTGTTACGCTTATAAGGCACTGTCTTAACAATGTCACCGGCCTTGTCGCCAACCGCTCTACCACCAGTTTTGTTTACTTCTGTAATATTAGACGCCTGTTTATGTAGTTGAAATTCGCCACCTGTGCTTTTGTCATCCTCGTATGGCATATACAATAGACCTGCATAGATTTCTCTAGGATTGTCTATGTGTGGAGTCCTTGAACTAAAATCAACAGGTTTATGCATCACAGTCTGGCAGTCACTTCCTATTTTATCTCCGCCCTTGTCCCAACCACGTGGACTTATTGTTTTATCAACTTCAGCTATATTTGGCATGAGATCACCAAATATATTTTTAACTTCGTGATAAAAATTTGTTGAAGTGTGGTACTCCGCAAATTGTTTCCATGCATCTGAAACTACACCTTCTTTCAACATTTGATCTGATTTAAGTCTATAGCATATACCGTTATCAAAAGGCTCTGTGCTTAAAAGTTGTTGAGTAGGCCATTCTTTTTCCAATTGGTTATACACACCCTCAGGCAATGCATCTTCTATCACGATATGAGGATATGGATCAACTAATAGTGTTGGTGTCTTTTGTAAAACTGATATTGTCATTCTAGGTTCTCCATTATGTCTGGTATGTTTATCTTAAAATTTATCATGTCACTGAATCTCTTTACGCCTTTTGGCTTTGCATTATTTTGCCTTTCAATTGGAACCACATCTGCCAGATATAGTTTGTGTTCTAGTCCCAAGTTATGTGATAGCAAAGGATATACTTTTTTGTGTATCATGTTTCTATCCTGTATTTCAATAACTTTAGTTCCTGGTTGGCACCACAATAGGTTTGTAAGTCCAGCACCGTGAGCCGCCAATACGTGTGAAGCCTCAGCAAAAGTTTTCATTTGATCCTTTATAGTTAATTTTTCCAAAACAACTGTTTCCCATCCTTTAAGTTTAAGTAATAATTCGTCGGAGTTAACAAGTTTTCTTGAAGTAGCTCCTGGTCGTAAAACAATTATTTTCCTGTGTTGTCTACATCCTTTTAGATTTTTTAGTCCTTTAAAGTGTCTTAGCCATGGAGCTAATGGTGGAGTGATTATACCGTCCCTAACGTTACTCATGCTAGGCACTATAAGATGTTTAAAGTGCCACGTCTCCCCTTTTGGCATAACAACCACTTTGACATCAGGAAAAAGTTCATTACACACTTTCTCGAAATAAGGACTGTGATTGGCCATAATAAAACAATATCTTGCAAAATTAGTTGACCATCTTTTTTCTAATAGTCTAAATTTAGATATCACATCAATCCATATATGCCATGGGTTATTTTTACTATCGTCGTCAATAGGTAGCCACACATAGGTGTTTCTTTCATTGAAAGATTCTTTAACTGGCGGAAGATCGATATGCATAATCTCGTCCCACGATCTCCATAGCTTATGACTTTTATATGGTTTATGTCTGCTTTTATGTGTAAGTTTCCATACATGATCAGTTATAAGTTTCTTTTCCCTAGTAACCAGCAACGGACAGGTATGGACTTTGCAGTCGTAAAATTCAGCCACAAATGTTGGTAAACTTACAAAGTGTGAATCGATGTTTTCATGATAAGGAACAGTATAATTGTATTCATGATCAACTGTTTCCCACCTATCTAAGAAATACCTTAATGATGATATATTTTTTACTGACATTTTATTAATAATTATGTTATAATACACGACTATGATATTATTTTCAAATGGATGCAGTTTTCTTACAACGAGGCCAAAGGATGGTGTAGACACATACACAACCAAGATACTTGCAGAAAATTATAATATGGCAATGTGTAACTATGCCATGGGCGGTAGGGGGAATGATAGAATCAGTTTCACAACAAAAGTTTGGTTAGAAAGGCATAAGCGTGATTCCTATTTTGCTGTGATAGGTTGGTCTAGCCAAAACAGGCAGGACTATTGCACTAACGACAACCATAAGAAAGGAAGAATGCCACAAACTGATCTTACATGGAGAACCTGGAAAACTTTAGATAATGTAAGTTTTATTAGAAGCAAACAAGGATACGATATAGAAAAAAATTTTACAATGAGCTTCTTAGACAACGTGTTTGACCTGCAAAACTATTTTGAAAGAAAAAAGATTCCTTATGTAATGTATAACTCATTGCCTAATGATTTCAATCAAAAAGGTATTGGAGATTTCAAAGTGATACGTGACGCCATAAACATGGATAGATTTTTTAGTCCTAAAATCAGTCATTATGAATACATTATTGATAAAGGCCTTGTCAGCAGTCAAGCAGATCCTCATCCGTCGGCTGAAGGACACAGACAGTGGGCAGAGCAGTTGAAAGATTTTATAGATGCTAACAATCTACGCACCATTTAATAATCCAAAAAGTAAAGCATGGGAAGTTTTCAAAGGAGTAGAGAAGTCCTGGCCAGAACAGATAACAAAATTAGATAACGCAATAGAATCTGAGCCTGTAAGTAACAGCATGTTTTGGGGATTTGTAAACAATAACTTAGATATGGTAAAGAAACTAGAAGCACGTAATCACAAGTATTGGTTCACTGATACTCCTTATTTTGGCAGATTTGATAACAATAATTTACAACCAGATAATCATTATTGGAGGATCTGCAGGAATTCTATACACGTACCTTTTATCAAAGACTGTAAACCTGATAGGTTTGAAAAATTTAACATAAAGATCAAAGCACCGGCCTTTGTCGGAAAGTATGTGTTAGTGTGTCCTAGCTCGGATGGAATAAACGACTATCTTGATGAACCAAACTGGACTGATGACACCATAGACAAAATTAAAAGGTACACTGACAGACCTATTAAACTTCGACACAAGCCTAGGGGCAGGGGTACATCAGGACCAAGTGAGGCAAAGGTACCCCTATCCGAGGACCTAAAAGATGCTTGGTGTGTTGTTACAAGTTGTTCAATTGCCGCTGTGGAGGCTATGTGTGAGGGAGTACCTGTATTCTGCCATGACAAAAGTTTTGCTACTGATGTCGCAGGCACGGAATTATCTGATATAGAGAATCCTTATTATGGAGGACCAGAACCGTGGCTATACAGTCTAGCTTACCAGCAGTTCACTCCAGATGAATTTGCTAACGGTACAGCAGTTGAAATTTTAATGGACAAAGGCTTACTATGATAGAACAATTATCTGATGGCCTTTGGGTACCATCCACCGATGCACAGATCGAACAGTGGCGTGAAAAAGGATATCCTCACATGCAGGACAAATGCCTAAAACAATTTGTAAAATGGTGTGAAAAAAATAATAAAAAATTCAGCCTTATTCTTGATATTGGAGCGTGGTGTGGCACTTGGAGTATGGCAATGCAAAAATATGCCGACGAAATATATTGCTATGAACCAAACAAAATACATTTCGAATGCCTAATTAAAAATCTTAAAACGTTCCAGCATATAAAATTACATAACCACGCAGTGGGCAATCGCGATGGAAAAATAAAACTTACAAGTGAAACAGCTACACAAAACACAAGGGTATTATTAGAAGAAGGTGAGACAGTAATCTTAAAATTAGATTCAATGGATATACATAATCCTGACATGCTTAAAATAGATGTTGAGGGACTTGAAATGGAAGTTCTTAAAGGTGGACATAAGTTGTTAGAAAATATTGAGTTTGTTATGATTGAATTAAACAACAATAGCAAGAAATATGGAAGTAGTAATAAGCTGATACAAAAGCATATGAAAAATTTAGGGTTCAAAGAGCTTATAAAAACATGGCCCGACATTGTATATCGAAAGGCATAATGTACGAATATTTGACAAAATTAAAAACACAGGAAAATTTTATTCCTAAGAAAATATTAGACATTGGTGCCTGGAATGGATTTTGGACAAAAAATGTAAAAAAAATATGGCCCGATGCTCATTATACTTGCATTGAAGCTGGCCCAAAGCATGAACAGAAATTAAAAAAATTAACTTCAGACTATCACATAGCAGTGTTAGGCAATGCTAAAAAAGAAGTCAAAATGTATCTACGGGAAATTGATAAGGGACATAGGAAGAAAGTTACCTATACAAAAGGGGCAACATTATTTGGCATATTTAAAGATTATGAAGTGAGGCAAATGCAAACACTTACGGAACTAGTTGGAAACAACGCCCAATATGATTTGATTAAACAGGACGTCCAGGGAGCTGAAATAATGATAATGGATGGTGCCAAGAATGTATTTAAGAGAGCAAAATATGTCATTCAAGAGGTTAACTTAGAAAAGGATCCTAAGTTTCCGGACATGCCGTCAGTTTCAGAGATGGATAGATATATGTTCAATCTTGGATTTATGAACAATCATGTTATAGACAGTAAAAACAACTCCGGACAGATCGATAAGATCTATTTTTGAAATTTTTTTACAATATTGTTGTAGGTATTGACCTCCATGTGTAGTTGAAACAATGGATGTCTGATGTATTTTCTTGTAGTGTTGAAAAATTTTATTGACTTTGATCTTGTCAATAAAAACACATTAGGGTTGTATTTTATCTGCTTACCGGCAAGATGCACGTAGGCGGCAGTGCCATCATTTCTTTCTTTGAAAAACCAAAGACAAATGACATCTGGATCATAGTCAATAGTATCAAAATTTTCATGTAGCCTTGCCTTAGTTTTGTACTGATCACAAAACTCTTTCCATGTATGATGTTGTGTGTTATTTTGGTTTTCATACAATTTATCATAATCGTTTAGATTAATGATGTTGGTTGCCAGTATGTGTTCTACTGGTTCTGTATGATAATTTTGTGGTTTTAGTTTGTCCCAGTTCATTATGCACTGAAAAGATTGATTGCTTCTTTTTTCCAATCATCTGAATATTCACAGTGCCTGTATCCATCGAACCATGGTCCACCCTCAGTGTAGTGGAGTATCTTCGGTGAACCGTTTTCCGGTTCTCTATACCAACCCACCAACCAGTTGTAATGATGTGGTAGTGACCCGATGTCGCTATCCTCTAACCATGAAAACCTGTGTAGAAATTTTGGTGTCTGCTGGTTTAGGAATTCTGGTGTAAGTATTTTGTTTTTTGGATGTTCACAATTCCAAAGCACCATGCTACTCCAATTTTTCCTCGGATATACAGTCTGTACCTGTCCATCCATTTTTGTTGTTTCTTTTGGAGTGTAATCGTGTTGTACACACACAACAGCCTTGCTTGGGTCCATGTATTTTATTAGCATATGACTTGGAATTTTCCAAAGGAAATCACAGTCACAGAAAACTGCCCACCCTTTGAAGTCATTCAAATATGGTACAAAAAATCTTGTGAATGTAAATTCAGTTGAGGCTAATTTATCTTTTTCACGTGTATAAATGCCCTGTGCTCTCATGTCATTTTGTTTTAGAGCAATTACTTCTGCCGATGGATCTCTGCGTGTAATAGAGTGTTCGCACACTTGATATGCTATATCTTCTCTTGAGTCCCAACCAACGTAAATTTTCATCTAGATAATAATTCGTGTATTTGTTTCCAATTATTTACACGTATAATATCAGGATGAACAAAGTCTCGGTTGTACGCATGGTCAATTAATATAGGCTTTAATCCGTATTTGAGCCCTGCTAGTGCGTTTTTTGGCTTGTCTTCAACCCAGTACAGCCCGGTATTATGAAATTCAGCCAAGGCGGAATCCTTATCTGCTCCGGTGTCCAAAATATGATAATTTTTAAAAATATGCTCACCAAATAATTCTCCTAATCTTTTTTTCCTTACTTTCTGTGCAGGTATGTCAGATGTTTGAGAAGTAATTGGTATGAATGTCCAACCTTCTGCCGCTAATAGTTTTACCCATGTCTGCGAGTCTTCAATCGGACATTGTGTTGCCATCCAGGCACTTTTATTGAACTCTCTTATTTCTTTCCTAATTTCAGGTATGGTAAGTCCAAATCTTTCAGCCATTTCGTATGTGTTTTGTTTATTAGGCAAAAGTTTGTAAGGATATATTTTTTCTTCATTGTTATTATAGTATGAACGTTGTAACATCCAATCAGTGAAATGCCTTTCCCATTCGAGAAGGACGCCGTCTACGTCTGTAAGGATTATTCTATTTGATGTCGGCATCTTCCATACCCGCCACCCTCAACTTCACAATGTTTGTTATTTGCCATTGTTTTTGATCGAGTCCTTTGGTGATGCCTAACCATTGATTCCTTATAAGTGCAAAGTCGTTGATAATTTTATCCATGTCAACAACATCATTTTCACCGTCTACATACTTCTCTGCATCTCTGCTAGATAATGCTCTGTTGTAGTTTTCAAGATATTTTCTAAAAGTTTTCGATCTTAGTCTTCTTAATTCTATGTTTAAATATTCTAAGATTGCTTCTAGCTGTTGCAATTGGCTGAATCTCTCCTCTACTATACCTGGCAGTGCGGCACTGGCTCTTTCAAGGTTGCCATAAATTTTACATTGTTTTCTTGCTTCTAATAATTCTTTGTCAAAGTAAGCGATACAGTCTGGTATCTTATCTAGATTCCTGCTTACTTCGTTGTACCAATTAATCATCTTCCCCGTATCCGTCTGACTCTTCATCTTCCTCGAACACTGTGGAAATCGCTTCTTCTAGTTTTGGATCGTATTCAGCAGACGCTTTTATTTCGTCGATGTCGACACCAATGTCTTCTAAACTTTTAATGAAGTCGATGGCCATGTCTAGTTTTTGTCTCTCTGGCACATAATGTACAACAGAGTCCCATAATCTTTCGATGTCTTCGTGCGTGAAGTCAATCATTATTATTCGTATTCCTCAGCTTGTTCAACATGGGCCACTTCTTGAAAATCGGACATTATCATATCTAATTTATCTCCTGTCCATGCTTTTCGAAACTCTATGTGCTCTTTACCTTTTGCATCTACATACTTCAATCTGTTTCCTGTCTGTACAAGTAAGCCCTTTTTCTCAAACAAGTCCACTAATCCACTGTATGGATCCATACCTGTGTCATATGGAATCTTTACCTGCACACCTTCAAATGGTTTAGCATATCTTGTCTTCATAACTTTACAAGCGGCTCTTATTCCCCTTACATCTGAAACTTTGTTGCCTTTTTCGTCTTCTTTTAATTTTAGTTTCTTCATTGCAACAACAATACTTGAGGCATATATAAATCCTTGTCCTCCTGATATCTTGTCATCCGGATCGAACATGTCTTGTGATGCATAAGTGTGGTTGGTTGCTATGAGTCCCACATTCCAACTGCCAAACATGTTTACACAGTTTCTTACAAGTGCGGTCAAAGCCTTAGGTTTTCTCCCTAAGTCACCTTTCATCTCACCTGCTTCGAACTGGTTTACGTCAGTTGGCGTTAGTAACATACCTAAGCTGTCTATAACAAATAATACTTTAGGTGCTCCTTCTTTGTTATCGGCGTGTTGATCTTTGTAACCTTTCATGAACTCTGAAACGGTTTTAGCCACGTCATCGACCATGGACATACTTAATTTCATTAGTTTATCTTCGGAAGTGTTGACATTAAGGGCTTGTAGCCACTGTTCATCTAATGCGTTTTCCGTATCAATGAGAATAACAAATATACCTTGGTCCTGAGCATTTTTTATAATGTTTCCTGATGCTATGTAAGACTTTCCTGCACCTGATTCTCCTGCAAGTACAGTGACTTTGCCTAACGGAATACCTTTGTTGAAATCACTTGTCATCAAATAGTTCAATGCATAATTTCCTGTTGATATCCAGTCAGTTGGATCACTAAACCCTATGCCCAGACCCTGGATTGATTTGGTAATACTTTTTCTAAACTTTGTTGCGTCAAATACTTTAGTCATAATTTATATCCTTGTAATCTATATTAGCATACCTAGGCCCTAACGTCAATGCTAGGGCCTTGGTAAATGTCAGATTATTTTGCTTGTCTTGATCTAATCAACTTCAAGATGTCTTCTGCTCTTTTCGCACTGTCTCCTGTAGGAGCCGTAGCCGCCGCTGGTTGTGGTGCTGGTGCAGATTCCGTAACAGGTGCCGCAGTTTGTGCCGCTTCTGTTACTGTTGCCGCTGGAGCCGATGCTGTTGGTACAGCCACCTGTGGTTTACCTTGATAAGCCACGCCAGCTGGCCTGAAGTATTGTCCGTACTGCTCGAGATCGTAAGCCTCACCTTCCACAGATTTTTCAAACAATTCCTTGATTATTTTTACTTCTGCTTCAGATGGTTCTTTTGGTCTGAAGTCATTTAGATTGAACAAGCCATGTTTTTCAATCGCGGCTCTCTCCGATTCTTCAAGAGCCCTTTCTCTTCTTGACCATTTTGATGTTGAGTAGTCAGCGTATCCACCTTTAGTTGTTTTAGTAATTCTAAAATCAACACCTTT